CTATGGAGTTCCTTAATGGTGCGGCTCAAAACATGAACGCTCAATTAACAAAAGCGAATTTGCTTAATTCAGCTATGGCAAAAATGGGAGAGCTAGGTCAACAATTTAATAGCACGATGTTAGACACCAATGGTTTGTTAATGGAAATGTCGCAAGCTGATATTCGATTTGTTAGAGATACGGGATTAACCAGAGAATTAGGAAACGAAGTTAGAAACTTACGTTTTGATTTTAATGCAATCAAGTTTACGGCCGCAGAAACAGATCAAGCTTTTAGAGGATTAACACAATCCTTTACAGACTTTACAGAAGTTACACCAAACACAAGGAGAGAATTAACTGAGAATGCAGCAGTATTAGAACGCTTTGGAGTCCAATCAGACACCACCGGTAAATCACTTGATGGCTTTACAAAAGCAATGGGAAAAACACCACAAGCTGCAATGAAATCAACAAAGGAAATGGTTAAATTCGCTAGGGCACTCGGAGTAGGTCCTAACAAGTTACTAGGCGATTTAAATCAAAACTTTGAGATTTTCGCAGAGTTTGGAATGAAAAAAGGTGTAGAGGTATTTAAAAAGCTACAAACGGCAGCAAAGCAAACTGGTATTGAGTTCGGTAAGCTTACTGGCATAATCGACAAGTTTGATCAAAGTATAGAGGGCACAATGGAAGCCGCAGGTGATTTAAACTTCTTCCTTGGCGGCCCTTTTATAAACTCTATGGAACTTCTAGAAGCTGAAGGACCAGAAAAATTTGAGATCTTAAGAAGCGCCGTTGAAGCTAGTGGTAAATCTTTTGATCAATTTGGTCGTTTTCAAAAGCGAGCTATTGCCGGTATATTAAGCACGGACGTTGAAACTGCCGCACGTATGTTTAAAGGAACTGCAGGAGACATTGATGCCGCAACAGCAGCTGTAGATGGACAGGCTGCAAAAATGCAAAGCTTGAACAAGGAGGCAAAAAATCTAACAACACTTCAAGAGGAAGAGACACTAGTGCGAGAAGCACAAGCAGCTGCAATGAAAGATTTTGCAAAAGCTATAGAGGGAGTGAATAGATTAATCCTCGAATTAAAACAAACGTTTGCACCTCTTGTGGTTACTCTCGGAGCCGTAGCCACCGCTGCCGGCACGCTTTTTAATGGTTTTATGATGTATAAAACTTTATTTGGTGGAGGAGGCGCTATAAAAGAAACTGCCGATGCAGTTCAAGAAATTGGTGATAATCTTGAAGTGGTGAAAGACCTTGGG